GTTTCTTTCTTTTGTTTTTGTGTGCGTTTTAATAGGATGATTGTAATAGTGAACCAGAGTTGTTGTACACAAGTTCGATATGACCGATCAACGCAAAAGTAATAGTGCCGGTGACTCCAAACAAATAAGGTTTGGTGCCGCTAATGGCATTCTCTAGGGTAGGATAAAGACTAATAGTGGGCACATCACCCCCGCCTGAGGTGGAATCACCATAGCTCAAGTAAGCTGTGAATCCGTCATCAATAGCTACAGCTACGTCAATGGCGTTGGGACCTACAACAAGGTTAGATAGCGTACAAGCTGTGAATGTGTTGAGTGTGGTGGAAGCTGTCGCACTGATGATCACTTTATAAATGTCACCAGACGAAGCTCCATTTGGCATCGCTGTTGAAGCGTTATCGAGTCCAACCCCTCTGACAGTCAAACCAGTTACGGTATTGCTGCCGGCCGTCACAGCGCTTCCACTGAGGCCAAAACTGATAGGATTCAGTTGACCTCGAGACAGTGGCAAAGCTCCAGCTCGTGGGTTCACGGACAAACTCTTAAACGAGATGTCGTAATCTACCAAAATATATCCTGGGGAATTGGTAGCATTAGTTTTAGAGAACATCATGATAGTCCCCAGACTATCCTCATCAAGATCAGCATTCATAGCGAAATTGGTGGTCTTCCACTCCGGTACGGGTTTAATCAAAGCGGTATGATTGGTCCATTGTGGTCCAATAACCGTAAGATCATCCGAAAGGACGTAGGGTAAGAATGATGAATTAGTCCAATCACAACAAGGTGATTTGCGGTCACGTTCATAATAGAACAAGATGTCGCCAGCTTGGCTAGTTGGTGAACTTGTAATGTAATGAAAAGCAATGCGATTGAATTTAAAATAGGCGTAAGTTTGAACATAAGATCTGAGAATGCTAGATGGAAGGACACTAGGTGTTACAGGCATACCACCAATCAGTTGCCACGCGGTTACGGTACTAGCCGTGCCAGTAGCCGCGAAAGCGAAATCTCGTCCAGCGACGCGAACGCCGTCTGAGAGATTCGTTATCTTGGGCTTACTGCCACGAATAGAGTTTCCGATAGCCACTGGAGCTGTTGAAATGGTAGACACTGGACCAAATTTGGTCACTAGTTTCCTGCCAGTACTTTTCTTGCTTTTAGCCATTTTTCAAATTCTTGAAATAAATTTTTATTTGTTTTCGATTTTTGTTTTGTTTGTGGAGGGTCTTTGTTTTTCTGCTTTTTCTTTTTCTTTTTCGAATTAATAGTGGGGAAATACTCGTCAAAGTAGACGCTCTTTTTCCGTTCAGGTCGATTCTGTTTGTGCCATTGTCTATATTCGGCCATTATCATGGGATTCGCGTCCGAGGTGGCGTTTCTCCGTGATGCAGTGCTGCCCTGACTGTCATCGACGTTTCGACTTCCATTCCCCTTTGGAGGCTCATTCCCTGATATATACTGTTTCCTGTGTTCCTCGAGCTGTTGTTTGAATGCTGGGTTCCTACGGTCGATCGTCCTCTGATCAACCGTAAAAAGATCGCTTTTAAACTCCCCATCAGCATCGTAAACATCCGCATCGTTAACCACTCCCTTCAAACCGGGCATGTGGATATTAAAATTCTTAACTAGGAATCCGTAAATAGGTCCGCGTATACCACCAGTGTTATAGGTGGCAGCTTCGTAAAATTTGTTATCGGCAGCAATCCTGGATCTAGCACCAGCAAGCCTCCCCATCTTGTTAGAATGGGCGTAAACCGCATCGTGTGCTCGACAGAGTTCATCCAATTCATTGACCGGTTGAGACAGTCCGTCGTAAACAGAAGGTTGGATCTTACCATCGGAGTAATAAGCTCCACAATAATTCGTTGTTGGATCAAACATGTAATATGTATTATGAAATATGCAATTTGTTCACCGTCTACAGATCGACGGTTGTGAAAGCATCCATGTACGGAAAATCCACACACGCTGTGATGCAATCATAGAGAATGTTGCTTAATGAGTCCTCGGCTTCCTTAACCGTGATAGAATAACGTCGAAAGAAAAAGACGTCTGTTTCTAAGCTGGCTTCGTGTTTCATGCTGGGGAGGGATTTGTACACCTTGCGTCGATCACTATATTCGACAGTCTTAACACCGTCTAATAGGTCTAAACAATGAGCGGCATACACTCGTAGGACAGGTACATACCCTGCCTCTATTCCCAACCCTTGTATCATGCCCTTAACCTCAGGTAAGTCAAGTTTGCGCAGGGAAAAACCAATTTTAGGTAATCTTTTACCTATCTTGGGACCCAACACATAACCTCCTTCCACTGGCCAAAAGAGCGATGAGCAAAATTCAACCTCGTGCCATTCTGTGCTACTCTTAGCTTTCGTATCGAATCCCAGTTTCCTGTTTATTTCGATAAAATCTTTCATGAGTCTTTCGAGCTTTTTGGGCTCTAGTTCCTGTTCGATGACAATTAAACTATCGTCACCATGGACTATCATTTTCCCTGGTATCTTGTTTTTCCTCAGTATGTAAGAAGTTTTTAAGCCGTTAATAAAGGAATTACTTACAGAAGTGGTTGGTGAACCACTGGTCATGGTGTAATCGACGGTGTATTTCACACCTTTACCACTGTAACCTCTAATTTTCCTCATTGACTTCATAGCCTTAGAAACCTGCCCATAATTATCATTGCATTTGGTTAGAACGGTATTAAAGATGTCATAGACATCTTCTCCCTGATGAGCATCATACCTGGACTCATCTAACTCTATAATCGTTACGTTTCTATCGGAAAATTGGGCCCTCCAAGCTCCAATTTCCTCGGCTGTCATACCGGCTGTATACGTAATGTCGTTGTCCACACTCCACAATTTCTTCAATTGTTCAGATACTAACGAGACGAAAGGTCCGAAAGCTACGTTCAAACGATCTGTGTTCGCTTGAATAGCCCTAGGATCGTAATCCTCAGCGCCGACTCGGACATCCAGCTCCCGTTTAACAAACATTGATCTAGTGAAATCTTTTTCACTCAGGGGGTTTTTCTGGATATCCAAGTAAGCTAAGTACTGAATCTTCCTCTTACTTGGTGTGAATTTGGCATTCCAATTCGCAAAATCTTGGTCAAGATCAGTCGCGTCAATCTTACGAAACTGCTTAATCCAATAACGTGCAAACTTCTTAACTTCTGCCCATTCCTTGGGATCGGCCACTGGGACTTCCATTATGGCGCGATTGCTGATAGCCACGACTTCATTATTAATCGAAGCACATGGAACTGTTGGTATCAAATTTGAAAATGAGGGAGCGACAGCGTGGAACTGAGGTCTATCCTCGTTCTCTACGCGCAATGCTGCTGAAATGCTTGAGCCAGCCCGGCTTTTCTTTAAAACTTTGCGAGATTCATAACCGGGTAGGCCGTTAGGCCAAGCCTTGCGAGCGTCAAACGACGGCCCGGGTTGCGAAGAACGGTCATTGTTGTAAGCTACAACGGTAGCTATGTCACTGGTGTCGTCGGTCGATCCACAGCAGAACAGCGAGTTCAAGACATCACTTAGCCTAAAGACCGGCTCTAAGCTTACGACGTCAGCCAACATCTTGTACATTCGAAGGTATTTAGGAGTACATAATTTATTAAAACTACATATTTCCTCTTCTAGGTAAAGTACGAAAGCTAACGCAGCACCGTGAATACAACAGTCTATACGCATCTTGTTCGGCATGGATATTTTCTCTGCTCTCACAGCATTTCTCATTTCATTGATACACATTCGCAAGCCAGCCTTATCGCGCGGGGTGCCTACCATTTTCAGGGCTACCGCTTGCACGATTGATTTAGGTATTAATACAGTACGGTCTGCATCTTTACCGATCCATACAAAGGGGCCAAAGCTCTTTATCCGGTCTGTGCGAATTCGTAACTCTTCCAACATTGGTTTAAACTTAGTCTCATCTCCTAAGGATTGTACACCTTCAACGATCCCGTAATGATCGTTGCGGTTCAAACTATCAACTAGAACCATGGTCTTAACACTATCGACGATAATGCTATCAATTTTATCCTCAGGTACTAAAGAAAACTTATATATCCAAGAGTCACCTATTGGGTGGGCTTCCCAGCACATACCATTACCACGGGCGACGTACTTTGTGTCACGCAGCCAATGGCAAGGATCGTGTTGGTAGGCTGTTAGATTTCCTCTAACCTTCATAGCCACCTTCATTTGGTTATTCTCGACAAAAGTTTCGTAGTGAGATTCAACGTATTCTCCATTGTGGTGGAAAGTTCCGTAAAGATTGTCAAAATTATGCACGACCGAGTAGAGGTAACCAGTGCGACTTTTCAAAAGTAGTTCTAGTATGTCGTCTTTCGTGAAGTAATACATTGAATGAATCATCATGTATACATCAGGTACGAACTGACAATCTTGAACTCGATTGGTGCATCTGTTACCTACAGCGGTACTGTGTCTTATGACATCTTTGCTACTCATGAGAGGATTACAAGAATGGATGTTAGTCCTCCTGTTAGCTAGGTGGCGACTTGAGTTACCCCCGGCATCCGTTATAGACACTTTACCCAATTCTCGCGAAATTCTCTCAACCACTAAGCTCTCGCATATAGCTCTCTCGGTGGCCCCTAAAGGATGGTCGTGTAAGGGTCCATCCCCGAAATTGAAAATCCAATCCGGAAATCTCTCCTGAATACATGCCAACTGTTTCGGTGTCACTGAGTGCTTTCTGCTGAAAACTCTCGATCTGTCACAAGCAACTTTAGCTTTGTTGCCACGTCCTGCACTGGACGATTCGGGTTTGACCCCTTCTGGCCCGTTGGGCTCCTGACCTTCGCTAGCGACCGACTGGCTAGTAGGATTCATCTTCTTGCGCTCACAAGCTTTTTTCACGTCGGT